CTATGGTCATATCGGATTTTACTGTCCAGTGAATCAACCAGTCCCAATCCTCCCTTCTTTTTACAAAGATGGAGGGATCGTGGGGTCTCTTTGAGTGGGATGAGATTCCTTTTGAGAAACTCATATTTCACCCAATCATCGTGACCCCAGTAGAACTGGGTCTCCTCAAAGCAATATCCCAAAGAGGTTCCAACACGGGTTTGGCAAGATACCTTGCCTGTGTGAAGAACTTCTCCTCGGTAAAAAAGCTGAGAATTCACTGTACAGAAATCAGGATCAATAAAGTTTTTGCCGAGAGACAGAGATAGACCAACTTGGGGGGCTTGCGCCCTCCATGTATTGATCTGTTCATCTGTTCCTTTGGCAACAACATCATCTCCATTAATTAAATAGGAGTATTTTTTGAATCCTGAATATGAGACAATATAATCATTGAGAAAACATAGCAAGGGAAAACTTAAAAGTGATCCCATCAACTGACCAGAAGTCTGTTTTCCTCTAACACCCTTAGGGTAGAGGATCTCATGACTTGAGCATTCCCAACGAGCCCACTCTCGAGTAGGTTCGTGATCAATAGATTCCAAGATCCCTTCTAGAAGGGCTTGGGTCACTGACATAGGGAAATTGTCGGTTGCTGCTGTATAATCTCCAGAGAGCCAATTTTCATCCTCCGATGATCTTGATTGGATCTCTTTGATCATAGTCTCAATCCGATATACCCAAGGGAGGGTATCATCTTTAAACGACTCATGTTCTGACCATGGGGCCTTTACCCCATTAGTTAAACAAAATTGTGGTTGCTCCGATAAATAGGACCACAGCGCTTTTTGAAAGGGCTGTAGGACTTTAGTCGAAGCTTTAGCTGCAGTAATCATACGAACTTTTAAAGGTTCAGATAATGCAACTGCTTTTACCACAGGAGCCGAAGATGGCGGCCGTGAAGGAAATTGAAGATCAAGTGACCAATCCCGATCACTACAGGGAAGTTCTGTGTCTGACACATAAACATCCCATTGTAGCATCTCAGTATTGGATGGGGAACATTCTATCCTCTTTCGAGAAACAGATTGAACCCACATATCTTGAAAATTCATTTGATGATAATTAAATCTTTCATCAAGTTCCTTCAGTATGCGGTCTACCAAATTGTAGATGGTACCTTCCACTGGTTTTAAGAGAACCTTATCGGAATTCGGGTTAAGATGACAATCGGAGAATGGACGCATAGCAGTCAGTCTAGGCTGACCGCTTGTATGTTTCTTTCTCCAAACGTCAAGTTGATTCGAATCCGGTTTCAAAATGAC